CCGGCCAAGTGGCAACGAATGCGACGACGGCTGCTGGCACCAACATGGCCAACCAGAACAGCGCCGCGATCACCGGGGCAGGAAATGCTAGAGCATCAGCCTACAACGAGAACGGACAAACGATTGCGAATACCACGAATGGACTCGCGAGCAACTATCTACTTTACAGATACTTGAACCCGGGTACTTCCACCACCCAAGCGCCGCTGGGACCTTAATACATGGCTGTTTATAACCCGATCAGTCTGGGCGACATCTATCAGCAAGCCAATGCCATCAAGGGGCAGCAGTTGCGCCAGCAGATGGGTGACTTGCAATTGCAGGAAGCGCAGAAGAGTCGTAATGATCAGGAGGGTATAGACCAAGCATTGAAGGATAATCCGAACGCCAGTCTGGCAGATTTGGTCAAAGCCGGTGGTGGGATGGCTGGAGTTCAAGCATCCACACAGGTTGGGCAGGCCCGCGCACAGGACAATCAATTTCAGCTATTGCAACAATTGCATGGGCTTCAGCAGCAGAAGTTCCTGACTGACCAAGTAGCGTCAGATCCAACCAAGATGCCGCAAGTTGCACAACAGTTGCAGAGTATTGGTGTACAAGGCCATCCAGACGGATGGGAACACCTGCCGCCGCAACAGATTCAGGCTAACGCGACCCAAGCATCGCAATCATTGGATGCACAGATCAAGGCCCTTACTCAGCAATTGGTGTCCCCTGACAAACAGTTTGAAGCGCAGCAGGCGAGCGCACTGGAAAACCAAAAGCAGTTGGGTCCCGGCGGGGAACTCAAGCGCAAGCAATTGGAGATCGACGCGGCCAATGTGCGCGCGGCCGCTGAACGGGCACAGCAGGCGAGGGGGCAGAACATCACGATGCGCGGTCAGGACCTCGAAGCCGCGCGAGCCGGCATTCCAGCAGGCTATGAGCGCGACCCGAACAATCCGGGTGCACTGCGACCCATCGTTGGCGGCCCGCATGATCCGAATGCAACCTCTGCCGGCATGGATTCACGCTCCAGTGTGATGTTCAACCGGGTGGCTGCATCAGCAAACGAAGCGGTGACGGCGCTCAAGAACATTGCCGAACTGCCCGTGACTACGAGTACCGGCTGGTTTGGCGGCGCGCAACCCGCAACGACCCTGATGGGCTCGGTCAAGAGCGTGTTGGGTCAAAAGATCACGAGTCAGGAAGCCCAAGACTACAAGACCATGATTGCGGGTGTTTCCCGGTCGCTTTCGACGATCGAAACCGCGGGCCTGGCGCCCAATGGCTCCATCACGCATTCCATGGACAGCATCACGCTGAATGAAGGCGATTCGCAGCTCACGAAGCTTCGAAAACTGGCCGAGACGCGGCAGATTATCGAAAAGGGTATTGAGCCCAACCTGTCCAACCCGAAGTTGGCACCCGCCCAGCGTCAGCTCATCGAACGAATTGTGTCGGACGTGCAACAGGCAATCCCCTTCACGCAGCACGACATTACGAAGTTACAGCAGTCGAAGAATCCGAACGCGACGCTCATGGACTTCGCGAAACAAACGGGACTGCCGACAACTCAGCAGGCTCCGGCACAACCCCAAGCCGGACCACATCCAGCGAATATTCAATCACTGCTGGATAAATATAAGTAATGGCCGACCTCACCGACGTCTACGCAGCGCTGCAGAAAGCAGATGCGGCAGGCGACACCGCAAGTGCGAAACAATTGGCCGATTACATCCGCTCGCAGGCCACGCCTCAGCCTCGGAATTTTGATGCCGTGAATGGGGAAATGGTGCCTACCGGATCTGCGTATGCGAAAGCGGCTCAATCACCTATCGCAACGCCAGATCCCAATTCGAACTCGCCAGTGGGATCTGAGATTGGCGCCATGGTCAGCAACTATCTTGCTGGCCGAGGGAAAGCGATCGCCGATCTCGGCCGTGGCGCGGGTCAATATCTGGGGCTCGTAAGTCGCCAGGATGTGCAAGACTCGCGTGAGCGTGATGCCCCGCTCATGGCAACCACTGCAGGCAAACTCGGGAATATCGAAGGGAATATTACTTCCACGTTACCTGCGTTGGCTATTCCAGGTGCCAATACCGTGGCTGGGGCAGGGCTCATAGGAGCCGCCACAGGGGCTTTGCAGCCTTCGGTATCCACGGGTGAGACCGTGCGCAATACGGTCCTCGGCGGGGCTCTGGGAGCGGGTGGCCAGGTGGTAGGCAATGCGGTTGCTGCGGGAGCTCAGAAGATTCTCGCGAAGCGTTCTGCCGCCGCTGCGCAGGCGGAAGCCGCCAATTCGGTTCGCGATGCCACTCTCGAAGCATCGCAGGAAGCCGGCTACGTGGTGCCACCTACAACGACCAATCCCTCACTGACCAATACCGCACTCGAGAGTGCATCGGGCCGGTATGCCACCAAGCAGGCGGCGCAGGTCAAAAATCAGGCAGTTACTAATCGACTTGCGGCTGAGGATTTGGGTCTACCGGCGAATCAGCCGATCACGCAGCAGGCTTTACAGGACGTGCGCTCAAAAGCAGGTCAGGTCTATGCGCAGGTGAAGAAGGCCGGAACGATCCAAACGGATTCAGACTATCTGAACGCACTCACCGGCATTACGAATGCCTCAGAGGACGTAGCGAAGGCATTTCCCGGCGCAACTACTCCTGCCGCCGACAAGATTGATACGCTCGTCAATTCCTTGGCGCAAGACAGTTTCAGTGCCGCACAGGCTGTGGAATACGCAAAGCGATTACGGCAACAGGCATCTGCTAACTTCAAACTCGCTGGGCGCTCAGCGAATCCGGAGGATCTCGCGCTTGCGCAGGCTCAGTCCAAGGGCGCGAATGCGCTTGAGGAGATGATCGGAAGGCATTTGGATGCCAGCGGCAAACCGGATCTTTTGAAGCAGTTTCAGGACGCCCGCAAATCCATCGCCAAGACTTACACCGTTGATGCGGCGCTGAACGAGGCAACCGGAAATGTAGACGCCAGAATTCTGGCAAAGCAGCTCGAGCGCAATGCGGGTATCGATGGCGGACTGCGAAAAGCGGGCGAATTTGGACAGGCGTTCGGGGAAGTTGCGGGAGAACCGGTCAAAGGACCTGGTGTTTCCAAGCTCGCCTTTGCCAGCGCCGCTGGCGGGGCTCTGCTGGGGCAACCCCAATTGCTTGCATTGCCAGTCGCCTCCGCCGCAGCGCGCAAGACATTGCTCGCTCAGCCGATCAATCGGTTCTTGGCTCAGCCCAACTATGCCCCCGGCGCACTCGGAACCATCACTTTGAATGCACTGAAGCAGTCGCCTCGAGCGGTATTGCCCGCAACGGCCGCAACTCTGCCGCTAATTGAGGCGAATCAGTAACACCCGTCGGACACGCGGGTTTTTCACGCATTTCAGTATCGCCCACTTCAGTGGCGCGACGATCCCGCCCAGAAATATCAACAGTATCAGTGGGCGTAGTAGTAGCCCCCATTGCCAGCTTTCCATAGGATCCCTATGAGTTTGTTGTTCGCTCCGCCATTCTATCGGGTGACGGATAATCTCAACGCGCCCATTCCAGGCGGGTTCGTTGGCTTCTTCGCCACCCAGACTACCACGCCCCAGGCGGTCTATGCCGATGCGGCTTTGACGATCGCTTTACAGAATCCAGTCCAGGCCGACGGCGATGGCAACTTGCCAGCGGTTTGGCTGGATGATTCCCTACCAAAGTACAAATACATCATCTACGAACCGGACCAGGTCGATCCGACAGTACCCGGTTCAGTGATCCGCAGCGGCGATCCCTACAACGCAGATCTCAACTATAGCGCCGTCCTTCCAGTCATCCATCCGGTGACAACAGCGGAAGCCGCGGCGGGTGTTTTGGCTAGCAGCGTCAATTTTCTCTATTCGGTGGGTCATGTCTACCGTTACGGGACGAATACCAATCCCGGCACCACTGATATGACGGTGGCGATCAACACGGCCGCCAACGTCTGCCGACAGGGCAATTACGTATTGCAGCTTCCGGCGGATATTTTACTGGTGTCCGGTTCCGTCGATTTCAGCAACATCACCGTGAAAGGCCTGGGGGGCGTATGGGGAGGATCCGGCTATATCAAACGTTCTAGCGGATCCACATTCGATATCGTCACGAGTACCGGCGGTACGATCCTGCAGGATATGCGAGTAGACGGCGGAAACTCCGGTGCCACCGCGGGACTGACAGGCGACAACATCAGCTTCAAGGCGACATCCCCTGCGCATCCGTATCTCAACACGCTGATCAACGTTTCGAGTACGAATGCGCGTGGGCGGTGTTGCTATATCGAACGCGGTGGCTATACCTCGTTCTTCCACGTTCAATTTTTGACCGCTGGATTGCATGCGCTCGAATGCTATGCAGCCTCTGTAGCGGATGAAAACACGACAATCCGGGACTATGGAAGCTCCCAGTTTGGAAGCTGCCCGAACGGTTTCGGCATCAAACTCACCGAATCGGTTTCCTGTGCTTTCCACGACAGCATCATTGAGAATACTTGGGGTATCCAACTCAATGGTCAGGACAACCGCGCTCTGACATTCGATGGCGTCTATCAGGAAGTCACGCAGGGAACGGTATTTACAGGCCAGATCGTGGGCACGACTCTGACGGTTCTCAGTATCGTCAGTGGACCGCCTCTCACCTTGGGATGCGGGCTCTCCAGTGGAGTGGCTGCCAATACAGCCATCACCGCCTATGGTACTGGAACGGGTGGAATCGGAACCTATACCGTCAGTGTCTCGCAATCCGCAGGGCCTGGACAGATGAACGGTAGTCAGATGTTCATCAACGACAATGGTGGCGGAGTGGGTCTCATAATCCGCGGGTGCTTTGGCGGCAATGTCAATATGCCCCCGCTGGCCAATTGGCAGAATGTTTACTATCAGGGCAATTCCAACTTATCCGAAGGCCCGATTCCCTCGGCGGGACGCATACAGACCAATTCAGCGGGGCAGGGTAGCGTGTCGGCAACAGGGGATGTAACGGCCGCTCAATTGAGTTTGGCCCCGGGGACCTATCGTCTTTCCGGGGTCGTGCAGACTATCGTCAGCAGCGGAGGCGGATCCGCCACTCAGCTGGCCTGTCAGATAACGACCAACTCTGCCGCAAGTGGTTTGTCAAACAGTGTGTCCAGTCTGGTTGAAGGTGCCGCCCAGACCCAGTCCTTTGGCGCATCTCAGGACGCGCGGGTCAGTGCGTTCACAGAAATCCAGGTCTTCAGCACGACGACGTATTACCTACGTGCTCATATTGCACTCACCGGGACTATTACGGAAGCTTACAACGGTCAACTGCGCGCGGAGTTGATTGAGTGAATGACGACGAGCATGCCACCACACGCACGCTCAAGCGGGTCTCACCATTCTGGAGTTGGGTTCGCGCTAACCCGAGTCTCGTCATTGGTGGCTTGGGCGTCATCATCAGCGGGGCTGTGGGGTGGCACGATCTGAAATCCCGGATGGGGACCATCGAGACCAAGGTGGATGAGATTGCCAAAAGGCCCCCTGCGGTGACGAACGAGCAATTCTCGCAACTCAAGAATGAAGTCGAACAGTTGCGCAGCGAAGTAGATCGTCAAAAGGGACGGTGGGAGCAGGTTGACTCCGTATCAGAACTCAAAAGCCATCGAGCTAGACACTGACGTGTGAGGCATGATGGAAGCATTAAAACGAGCGCGGGATCGAATCCATGATCTCATCGATCGGTTACTAGACTTCGGGGACCGTCTGCACCAGCAGGCACGTGAGGAAACAGATGATCCTGAAATGGCGGCCCGTCATCGCCAGGATGCAGAACTCGTCCATGAAGCGCGCAAAGAGATCTGGGAGCAAACGAACGCGATGAACGTTCATTCTGTGGACCATTCAGTCCATGGCAACAGTGCTCCCGTGCACACGCAGACTGTAAAAACCGCTCCACAGACACAAACGGTGAATATCTCAGAGCGGACGCTGGCGATCATCGCCTTTGGCTTCGCGATTGCTGCGTTCGTAGTCTCGCTATGGGCGAATTCGGACAACACAAAGATTCGCGAAGAACTGTGGCGGTCTGAACGAGAATCGCGCGTCTTGCAACAACAGGTAATGGATCAGTCGGCGCTCTTGCTGAGAGAGGGCATTCGTCAACCCGGAGACCTGACTAATGGGCCATCCGGCAATATGGATTACCAACGGAGAAAGTAACATGGGTGGAGTAGTGTGTCAGATCCTGGTCAAGGCGCGATTGCAATTCACCTCTGTGCCGACCAATCCGGCGCAGATAGCAGCGTTCGATATCCAGATGCGCGATGTGCATTTCAATCCGGAGTATGCGCAGTCCGTCGTCAATGACACGGACGATGCCGACGAGGTTTGCGCCATCCTGGCCAAGCAAACAAACCAGTGGACTACGGCTGATCGGCAGAAGCTCCTAGATGTGGTGAACGAGGTTTGTGGCGGATATCCCGCCAGTTGATACATGGAAACTCTGCTGTGGGCGCTGGGCATTCTGGTGACGATTCAGATCGCTATCACGGGATGGTTTGCCACCCAACTATGGGGGCACGTGTCTGAGTGTCGCCATCGGGATGCTCTGATTGAAGGCCACGATCACGATATCGAACGCATGAAAGCCGATATCGGCACCCATGAAACTGGCTTGCGAGGGGCGGTACATCGGACAGCGAATCAATGCACAGCCCTCGAGATGCGGGTGGGTTCTTTGGAGCGCAGATGAGCGATCTCGCCCAACAACTCGTTGCCGAGGAAGAGGGCAGAGACCCGTGTGTCTATCGGGACTCCTTGGGGTACTGGAGTATTGGAATCGGGTGCCTGGTCGATAAAAGCCAATTGGGTGCCGGTCTGTGTGACGCTGCAATTGATGCGCAGTTCGCGCACGACTCCGCCAATGCTCGCTCGATTGCGGCCCGATTCCCGTACTTTGACGAACTGAGCGACATACGCAAGGCCGTATTGATCTCCATGGCCTTTCAGCTCACCACAAAGCCGCTGCACTGGCCTGATTTCATGACTGCCCTAGGAGCCAAGGATTACGTGAAAGCCGCTGCGGCGGGCCGAGACTCTGATTGGTGGCGTGTACAAACACACACACGAGCGGAGAGGGCAATGCGAATGCTGGAAACTGATATCTGGGTGCCGCATAAGTGAACCTGCGAATCTTGAGTCACCGGGCCACTGCATATTTCCAAGCGACCTTATCCGTGGTTTTCATCGTCGGATACTTCAACGTGCTGTATGTGTTCCTCTTTGGGAAAGTGAAGGTACCCGGTGAATTTCACGACATGGTTCAGACTCTGATCGGAATCCTCACGGGTGCACTGGGGCTCATCATGAATTTCTGGTTTTCTCGCCAGCGTTCGAGCTCGGACAATCCCGCGTGACTGCAGTTCTGGCCATCCTCTCCAAGATCTGGCCTTATCTGCTCGCTGCTGCCTTGGGCGCGGCGATCGGCGGTTGGACTACCCATGGGGTCGATACCATCGCTCTGAACCGCCAGAAGGCTGCATATGCGTCCTACCAAGCGAGGGTGGCTGACCAGGCTGCCGCGGCTGAGAAGGCCGCTCGAGAAGCCGTGCAGCAGCAGATCGATGAACGGCATGCAGCCGATATCAACAATCAGAAGGTGATGGATGAACTCAAGCAACGCACAGCGGATGCCGAATCTCACTTTGCTGCTGATCGCAACGCTATCCGCAGCCTGCTCGAGTCGGCCTCCAATAGTCCCCAACCCGCCCGAGGTGATCCCATGTCAGAAAGCCAAGGTGGATCAGGATCTACGCCAACCAGCCAAGCGGGACGCATTGAACTCGTTTCGGAAACTTGTGCCGCCCTCGCCGCCGAAGACGAGTGGAACGCAAACCGGTACGACGCGTTAAATAAGCAACTCAACGGACAGGTAGAACCATGATTCTCATCCTTCAGGTTCTCGCGCTCGTCTGCTTCATCGCTGCCGCCTTGGGCGTCTCAGCGCCCAAATCTCATCCTATCGGCTGGGGCTGGGTGGGGCTGTTTCTTTGGCTCTTGAGCCTCATGCTCGGAGGCGTGGACTTGCATACCGCCCACTAGCCTTTGGGCCGTCCCTTCTGCAGTTCCTCGTCCGCCTCTTCCTCAGTCGCCGGCCTCACGATGATCCATGTCGTTTTCGAGTCATCCAGCGGAAAGCTGAATCCCGCCAGGGGTAGGCCGCCGAAGCCGAGCAGCTCCTTGGCTGCTTTGCGGATGGTGTCCTGAAGCTGTTTGCGACGTTTATCTGCGATGTCGTTCATTGATACTTACGAAAGAGCCGATAGACAAAGAATCCGAGTGTGGACAGGGACGCTCCAATGAAGATCCCGGCCCAGATCTGAAGTTCAGTGAAGTCGAGGCAGATCATTGAGGCCCTCGTCCGCTATTACCTAGTCTCGCCAGCGAGTCCAAGTCCCACACGCAATCATCGAAGCCAAACGACGAGTCTCCTTCGTCACCCAATAGCGGTAGAAGGGACCCATATACGGTTTTCGGGTAAAGACACTCATCGACGCGCAGTGTCCGGTTTCTTGCCAGCCGCTTTCCCCACTTTGACGCCAGCCTTGAAAGCTTGGAATGCGTCGTAAGCAATGCTTTCGGGGTCCTTCAGCGCGTAATCGAGGTTGCCAAAGTTGATCCCGGGCGCGCGGGCTACCCATTCACGAAACTGTTGTTCTAGCGTCATACGGTTCTCTGAGTTATTCGCACTGGGCAGGCGTCGAGCAACTCGAAGTATTTCGGACACCCGCAGGAGTAATTGGGACCGCAGTGATCCCGGTAGAAATATGTTGCTCCGCGAGGCGTGTCTGAAGCCCAGCCCATTTCTCGGAGCCACTGCCGGCGAATCGATTCCACTAGCTCATGCATCGCGACTACATTCCACGGTTTGAGCAGCTCAGCGCTGCGCTTCGTTCTTTGGCGCCGTCTTCAAGGTCATGTCCTGTTGCAGCCACAGGATTGCTGTGTCCGTCTCGGTTAGCGCAACGCTCAGCTCACGGCTACTGCGTTTCTGATCATCGCGGGCCGCAAGCATCGCAGCTCGGGCTTCACGCAGATGGCCAAGGGCGACGGCTTCATTCGAAATCTCGATCGTCATTTCTGGTCTCCTATTGATTGTTGCGGTAATGCGCTGTTTTGAAGCCACTGCTTGAACTGGTGCGGCAGCACCAGGAACCAGAAGAAGTCCCGCAGTATCGGTTTG